CGAACGATTCCTCGCCTGCGCCGCCGCATTGCTAGGTTCACCTGCACCCTAGCCGCTCGCGAAGCTTGCAACTATTTCAGGCACGCAGGTTATAAGTGAATTCGACCGGAATCTGCTCTAGGTCGCAGTACGCCTCGATCCACACATTGGACGAGGTCTGCTGCCGCCAGAGGTCGAGCAAAAACATCCGCCGCTTCGGATCGATGCCAATCACCACATGCACGGTGTAGTCGCCGCCGTTGGAGGTGACGGCGTAGTCGGATGCGCCATAGACGTTCAGGACGCTGCGTGGCGGAAGGTCGAGGACCGGAATGAGCCAGTCCTCCTTGAAGTACGAGCCGACCTCTTGTGTGGGTTCCTGCTGATAGAGGGCGACCCAGTCCTGTGCAGTCGTGTTCGCCTTGATGCGGGCCAGCGCCTCGCTATCGAACTTCTCCGGCCACAACGCCCCGCCCGACGCTGATAGAGCTTTAAGCTCAACGACCGTCCACTGGTCACCGCCGGCAGCTTGTTGAGCGAGCAGCCGTCCCTGTAGGTCATCCTGATGTGTCCTATGGCCGATGATAACGATGGTTCCCTTGCGTTCGAGGCGGTTGTAGAGCGTGCCCGTGTACCAACTATAAAGCTCGCGGCGAATGGGCTCCGAGCGCGCGTCTGCCATTGAGCTGAAGGGGTCGTCGATCAGCGCTATGTGCGCTCCGCGTCCGTAGAGCGCGCCGCCAACGCCGACGGCGTAATAGCTGCCGCCTTGCGCCGTGTTCCAACGTCCGCGCGCCTGGCTATCTTCGGCGAGTTGCACGTCAAACACCTGCGCATATTCTTCCGATTTCATCAGGTTCCGCACCTCGCGGCCAAAATCTTCGGCGAGCGCAAAGCTCGCAGATGCAGAAATGAAGTGCTGTTCGGGATGCCGGCCCAAGTACCAAGCGGGAAAACGCCGGCTGGCCAATTCGGATTTCCCGTGTCTCGGTGGCACCAGCAGCATTAGCCGGTCGATCTCACCGCGCTCGACACGTTCGAGCTGCTCGGCGATTTGCCTATGCAGGCCTGCAGGCTCGTATCTGGGATACGTGTAGCAGGTGAAGTCAATTAAGCTTCGAGCCGACGCTCGGCGTGTCGCTTCCCGCTGGGCTGCCTTCTCCAGCCCGAGCAGTGAGTGACCGTCTAACGTCGACAAGGAGCGTGCTAAGCTCTTCATCGCTCATCCCATCAAAAGCGTTTGCGCTCTTGAAATGAAGTTCTCTCGGTAGGATTGACGCAATTACCTTCAGATAAATTTCCGGCCGCGCTTCACGCACCTTCTCGATGACAGCCGGCCCGTGCTTCGCGAAGTCGTCGTGTAGCGCGAGGATGAATTTCTCATTGAGCTTATTGCGGCTGCCTAGGGGCGGCCCTTTGGGTTGCCGGAGTGGCCGGGCTGCCACTGCGGAGCCGATGGTTTCGGACGGGCCATTGGATTTCCTATTCTGGTGAACAGAACGACGTTCTGTATAACAGAACAAAGCCGGAACGGCAAGGCGGTCTTACGGCCCGAGTGAAATCGTGCGAGTTACCGGGACGAGTTAGGTCACGCGCCTTTTTCGCGCGGGGGCTATGTCAGGCCGCCGATGCTTGCGGCGGCGAAAGGGCGGCTGATGCGCTGCACCGTGCCCGGATTGACCCCAAACTGTTTGGCAATAACGCGCACACCGGGCCGGCCAGGGAGCGCCAGGGCCTCACGGATTCGCTTTTCGAGCGCAGGGGCAATCGAGGGCCGTCCGAGACGTTTACCTTCACTCCGAGCACGCGCAAGCCCGGCACGGACTCGTTCAGCGATCATCGCCCGCTCAAATTCGGCAAAAACACCCATCATTTGAAACATCGCCTTACCCGCGGGCGTTGTGGTGTCGAGGCCCTGTTGACGCAGGAAGAGGTCGATCCTGAGCGCGTGCAGCTCGGAGAGGAAGCCAACTAAATCCTGCAGACTGCGGCCCAGCCGATCGACCGACCAGGCCATAACCACGTCAAATTCCCGCCGTGCGGCGTCACGGCACAACTTGTCGAAGGCCGGACGCTTGTCCCGCCCCTTGGCACCGCTAATCCCATGGTCCTTGTAGACCTTGACGATCTCACAACCCATGCGGTCAGCGATCTCGCGCAATTCACGCTCCTGATTGGCCGTGGTCTGATCCAGGGTGGAGACCCGAAGGTAGATAACCGCTCGACGCATGGCTCAATCCCTCCCATTTGGGAAGAGCACTAATCAAGCATCCAAAATGACGCGTTTTGTTGGGATTTCGGCAATGCAATTTCGAAGGGTTTTTTCGTACACCGTGGTGTGGCTCGTTGCTACGCTCATCCTTCAGCAGCCATAGCATCGGCCGCCACTCGACGGCAGGCGCTGGAGTTGCGGCACCCCCCTCGACTGCCTTCGGTCGTTCAATTCGTCTGGAAGCGAGCATGCGCTTCTAAAAGAGCTTTGGACACCGGCGCAAGGGCCTCGCCTCTATTCTGGACGAAGTCGTCCAGCCGCATCTCGGACAACTTCCAAAGCGAGAAGCTCTCGAATTTGTAGGGACAGGAAGCGTCCATCCGATACGGGGCGACGAGTCACGCTCGGCTTCGATAGCCCGGCCGCAGGGGCAATCCCGACGTCGGACACGTGCGGCCGAATTCGAGCGCGACGCACGGGGGAAGGCCGTAAGCGCGCGAAGGAACGCGGCGTGCGCTTTGGTTCGTCCGCGTAAGCTATAGGACCTATAACGTAGATCCGACGACAAATCGGCCGCTTGGAATGATCGCTATCGGTACAAGGGCGGCGTGAGTGCGAACGTCCAGCCCCGAAGATCCAGACCCGCATTTCCCTCTGCCAATGACACGCACCCAAGGGGTACCCACGATATATATTTAAGACGAAGACATATAGACTAGAGACCGTATGCACGCCGGTGTCTCATGATATGAGACCTACGGATGCAAGGCGGTTGCACATCTGCGTCTCATGCTTCCTCAGGGTTGGCGGTTGTGTGTAAGGTGGTGATCCGCGGCGACTTGCGCTTGCGCCGCTCGATCCTGATAAGCCCAAGCTGTTCCAGTTCCCGCAGCGCCCGCCATTTGGTGCCGCGCCCCACACCCTCCAGCGCCATCGCCCCGTTGGATAACGTAAAGGGCTGGCCGCCGCCTTCCCAGTTCCGCATGAGAATGTGAAGCGCAACCCGGTAAGTGGCGATATATCGAGCCTTGGTGAGCCCTTCCTTCCATACTCCCGGCACGATGGTGAACTGCCGCCGGCGCCTCTTGATCTTCTTTGGCGCCACCGCCCACATCTCGCCAGTGTCAATCCGAACCTTATCTAGATCAAAGCGGTTGTGCATCTCGTCGCTCACGCCACTTCCTTCCCAATCCAAGACGACGCTCGACTTCGGCGAGATCCCGCAAGCGCTCGGCTGCGGCGGCGGCCTTCGCGGTGACTTCATGCCACTTGCAGGCCTGCCTCTCCCTTCCCGGCTTCATCAAGCGATTGGGTGACGACGCTCCACATGCGGGTGCCACGCGCATCGGTGAAGCGTTCGGGGAGCGCGCCACTTTGGCCTCCGTGCGCACCTCGAACCCGCCGAGCACGATGCGCGACGCCTCAGCCATGGCCATCCGCGTGACTGTAATGGCGGCCTCGATCCGATCGATTGGAGTCGCGATCAGCAACGCGTCGTGCACCGAGGCGCAAACTTCGACGCCGCGCTCGGTGGCCAAGCAACAAGCGAGTCGCAGCATTTCCGCGCCGTGCGCCTGCATCTGGAAATTCCGCAGCGAGCGCGGATTGGCGTCGTAGCAACCCTGCAGCGCCCACCCAAAACAAGTGTGCAGCTTGCCAGTGAGCTTCGCATGATCAACAACAGCGTCAGACCAGCGCCAGAACTGGCGATAAGTCTCGTGGTGAGCCCGTAGAAGATCACGCGCGATGATCGTCGGCCTATCGATCTTCAGCGCCAAACCTTCCGCTTCCATGCCGTAGAGCACGGCAAGCGCTGTCGTCTTGAACAGCTCGCGCACGCTTGCGTGCGACGCCTTCGTCCCTTCGGGAGGAATGGCGCCGGCCTGCTTGGCGAAAGCCAAATAGGGGTCACCGCTCGAGTACGCCGCCAACATATTGGCGTCGGCGGACAGCTTGGCCGCGATGGCAAATTCTTGTTGCTCGAAGTCGATGTAGGCGATCGCCATCCCGAAAGGCGGCTTGATCAGCGATCGAAGCCACACGCTCGGGCCGAAAATGAACTTGCTGTTGCTCGGCTGGTTGCGGCCGGTGCGGGCCTGGAATGCTGACAAAATGGTGCGGTTGCGGCCGTCGCGTCCAACGGCAAGGTCGTTGAGTCTCAGCTCGGCGAGCGAGCTTCGCAGCTCACGCAGCGGCGCCACGGCCGGGTAAACGCGTGCCATTTGCCGGAATGTATCATCGCTCAGATCGAGCCGGTTGCTGTCGAGCCGCGGCCACGGGATGCCGGCACGCGTGAGCCATGCCTCAAAGCGGTCAAGCTTGAAGGTGCGTCCCTCGAAAACGCCATAGTCCAAATCGATCTGCGCAATTAGCCTGTCCTGGATCGCCGTCCAATGTCGTCGCAGCCGGTCGAGCATGGGCGCATCGATCGGCGTGCCCGCATATTCCATGCTGGCGGCGGCGGCCATGTAGCGGCCACGCAAGAGTGCCCGCGGCAGGTCTATCCGCTGTGCCATGGCCGGCAGTAAGCGAGCGAGCGCGTCGATGTCACCGGCGCAGTAGTTGAGAATGTCTGCTCTCTCATCGTCGGACCACGGACCGCCACGCAGGATCAGCGCGCGCATTTCATCCTTCTCGGTCGTACCGATGGTGTCCAAGCCGAAGGCGGTAAGCGCGCCGATCAAACCATTGCCAGCGGGAACGGCGAGCCCGTTGGTGCCGCACCGAAACTCAGTGAAGAGGTCGAGGATGCGTTGTGGCATCGGCCACCCCAGAGCCAGATGGCAGCCGAGCTCGGCCGAGGCGTAGTAGGCGACGAAAAGACTGTCCGCGTTGGTCGGATACGGCGGCTTCGGTCCCAGCTGGTCGCGCCATAGCCGGACTTCGCGGCCGCTGCGAAGCTCACGAGCGCATAAGCGAACGGGGGCGGGA